AGTCATTATAAATCTAAAAGAAGTATTTGCAACTGATTCACAAACAATCATTTCAGACAAGTTAAATTTCAATTTTAACCAACTGGTTGCACTTGGTATTGGTCAGCCAGGCCCTATTGGCTCAACTGGATTAGTTGGACCAGACGGTCCACAAGGACCAGACGGCCCAGCCGGACCTACTGGTTCAGTAATATTTGGTTTAAATGCAGTAATTGCGCCAACAGTCCCTCCAACTCCTGGTACTTATCCAAGTTCAATGGTTGCTAACGATATTTTAATAACTGGCGAAAAGATTCTTAAATTTACTGGAACTGGCTGGTTAGAATTAACTGATTTTAATTCACTAGTAACAAATGCGCTAGGTTCAAATATTTCTCCATTTAACCGGTTAACTCCGTCATCGAGATTAGTAAAGGCTAGAATTACATCTGGTATAGACTTAACTAATAGTTCAACCTCGACTGATCCAAGCTATGCAACTCCAGGATTACCGACTAACTATCAGACAGTTCTGTATAACTTTAATGAATTAAACACTCGTTCAGTTGTTTATACTTCGCCTGCTGGAATAGCTACTCCTGCAAATAGTTCAACTCCAGTACCTTTCCCAGCAGCTGCCGGCTCTTCTCCTTCTACTGCCGGCGTTGACTTGGCAAATAACTTAATTATATTTACATCAGCTCATGGATTATCAACTGGACAATACGTAACTTATTCAGCTGAGAGCGGCACCGTTATTGGAGGTCTTACTAATTTTACAGGGTACTATGTACTTAGCTCAACGTCAGTAGCAATTCAGTTATGTGAAACTGCAGCAGATGTAATTGCAAATAATCCAATCGTGTTAACTGCGGTTGGCTCCGGTCTTCAAAAGTTAATAACTTACCCGGTAACTCCAGATAATATTTTTCCAGCTACTGCCAACTTATCACTATATTCTTATTTTAATAGTACTGCCTCACCTGCTCAAGAATTTCAAACAAATCCTTTAAGCAAAGGTTACCGTGCTCAAATTGAATTAGGATCAGTTGATCCATTAAATACTTCATATACTGCTGGTGTTACTGGAGCAGCTTACGTAATTAGTCCAAGCTTTGAAAACTTGAGAATGCGTAAGTATAGATTAGCCTTTGCTACTCCATTCGGGGACGAATCTGCTCCAGGCAGATACTTCCTAAGAGCCGAGTACGATCTATCATCTGCTGGAGTTTCTTCAATTACATCTGAATCATTTTCACCAAGAAGAAATAGTGAACATGTTTGGAAGATTAATAAAGCTGAATCTTCTCATGCTGATGGTAGAACTCTTGAAATGAAATTTACTAACTCTAAGATTCTTGCGGATACTGAATCAGGTAGTAGCATTCTTATTGACGGTATTTTCTTAAAGCGCGGAGCAACCACAAACGGTTCACCAGCAAGTTATATTGGATTTGGTTTTGAACCTTCAATTTCAGCAGGTCAAACTAAGGCTAAGATTGTTACAGGCGGCGTTACTATTTTTGAAATTGCAACTACTGATATTAACTTAGCGGCAACTAGAGTAAACGCCTTAGGCACACCACTTGGATCAGTAAGTTCAAATAGATTCTATATTTCTAAGAACCCAAGTGCTGGGACAAATACCGTTGCCGAACAAAGCGGATACCTATTAACTTTCCGAAGTGTTTCAACTTCATCTGATCCATTAGAAGGCACTAGCTTTGGAGGAATCACATCCCAAAAGAACTTTAATGGAACTCCAGCTGGTGCAATTCTAGCTAATACAATTGATCTAGCTGGCGTAGTACTTGAAGTAGATTCAGGATATGTTCAAGGATCAACCGAAGTTACTAGAGTAGCATTCAATGTTAGTCGTGGAATTTTAGGTGCTGAGCGTAGAGCTTACATTAATAGCGTAGGTAGTTTAATATTTGATTGGGATAATGCAAAAACTGGCGGAGCTGATCGTACCGTGTACATTCAGCCTAGACAAGCTACAAATGCTGGAGATGTCAATGGCGTAACCGTTAGAATACAAGGTGGCGCTGGTCGAGCTTATGTATTCGATCAAACCAACGGTGGTCACCTTAGTTTAAATGGAGGAAATGGATATTCAGCATTATTTAACATCGGTAGTAAAGGTAATGTATATTTACAGTCAAGCACGTCTAACCCTGGTTACTACCAACAAGCGTATGGCGTATTTGTTTGCGCGCCAGAAGGAGCTACTTCTCCAGCAACTCTAACCGTTTATCCAAACACATATAGCGGAGAAACTCTCGGTCTAAATACTGAGTCGTTAAGAGTTTTAGATGACACCCTTACGCCAAGATTTGCAATGAATAACAGTGGAGAACTTACAACTGGTTTAAGATTCCCAGCAACAATCGCCGCTTCAGGTAATGCTTATACTCTAGATCGATATGCTGAAGGTACTTGGACCCCAACTGTTACTGGCGATACTTCACATGTAACATTTACAACTGGAGGCCAATGGACCAGAATCGGTAGTATAATTCACCTTACTGGTTGGATTAAGTGGGCCTCTGGGTCTACTTCAAACTCTGCTGCCGAGCTCAACCATATTTTAATAGGAAATTTACCAGATTCAGTTGGCACAAGCTTCCTACTAAATGACGCAAGGGTCGGTGTCTGGACAGAGATTAATCATACAGATTCTCTAACAGAAGCTCAGAGGTTCTTTGGATCTGGCGGAAATCAGATAGAAACTGGGACGATTGCACACAGTTACCACACTAGGGTTTCAGGAAATACTTCATTTAAACTTTTCTTTGTTGGTGCACGCACTGCTGGCTACAATCCGTTAGCTCTAAATACCGCAAATAGGACAATTATGTTTAATATATCATATACTGTATCTAGATCTTAACACTACTTAAAAATACTAAAACCATGAATTTAACAGTAACTGCCAAATTTATAAAGATCCTTAACCGAGAGACACTGCAATTGGACCTTGAAAATCCATTAGTTGATACAACTTTCGACATTACACCATCAGACCCAGATCATATCATTTCGACTGATCTATTTGCTAAAGTTGACCTAGAACTCGATCAGTTGGCTCCAGCTAATTATTCAGTAATTGATCAAAAATTAACAGTAAATGGTGTAGAGGTTTTTCCAGGAAAAAACGATCCATCACTAATCCAGCTAACCAGTAATACCATGATTGAATCAATCACGTTAGTTATGCCCGAAGCTTAAACGGAATGACCTTCTTTTTATCAAGCATTCGATGATAGTCCAATAGGACATTAGCATCAAAACCATGGCTAAGGTTCATTATTTTATTCAATAAGATAATGTCCTTAGTCAGACAAATTCCATCTGACAATACTACATGGTCAGTGCCTGAAACAACCACAACATTTCTGTCTGGATCAAAATCCGTAAGTAAAGGTTTTTCAGCAAGTAGCCTTTCCCTAAATTCATTAGGTTTCAATCCAGGTAGAGTTAATACTGCTTTTTTGGTTATTGAATAGCCCAAGCTACGTGAGCTCTTCATATTTAACTTATAAACGTCATATCTATCAAGCTTGCCAGATTTACAAACAATATAGATTTTTTCTTGTTTATGAACATTTGTGTTATTTAGGTGAAAGTTTAAGTGTTCCAACACAGGTATCTGTTTTACCAAGTAGGTTTGCATTACCTCAGCCAACAAAGTTGATGCCATTCGGATGATCTCCTTCCCATTAGAGTCATTCAGTTGGGCCAATTGAGATACTATATCCATTAAGTTTTGATGTGCCCTAACAACATTCAGATGTGAATCGTAGACCTTCTTGTCTGCAATAATTGTGTTTAAATTTAGATAATGAAATGTTATCTCGTAAAAGTTAGAGAAGTCAGTCTCAAGATTATTGAGATACTTAGCCTTCGCATCCAGGAGTACGTAATTGTAGTACTCTGGATCTACAAAATTGGCTTGGCAAAGCCACATTGGGTCTAACACCAGCCTAGGGTTTAAAGTTTTCATAAGTACCCCTAGTTTTCTTGTTATTTATTTTAGGCTAAAACCGCAATACTCTGCGATAAATAACAAAAAGAACAAATTAATGCAAGTAGTCACCTACAAGATAATTCCAGACCTAGATAAGAACTCGATTGCATACAGCAAAAATTATAGAATTTTTTCAGCTGGTGATCCTGTCCCTGGGGCTGTGAAAATTGTTGGATTTACTGAAGATTTGACACTAAATGGAGCTAATGCTACTTACATAAACCGTAAGTTCAGATACTCTACTGACCGTGGAAACTGGTCACTATGGTACTCATTTAGCCCAAGTGATATTTCGGAAATTGATGTGTTGGAATTTAATGAGTCTCAGTTATTCATAGAAGTTAAGTATGAGTATGATGATACAACTTACGATGCAATCGTAGATTCATTAGTTATTAACTCTGCTAAATTTAAAATTCAAAGCACAAAAGCTGACGAGACTCTTTATACACCATCAGTTAGCTGTTCTCCTGAACGTTGCCCAGCGCTGGTTGCTGAAAGAGAAGCTTCTTTTAAACCTTATGAAGTCGGCAGTGCTATCGGTATTTCAAAAGAATTAAGTCTACAAACAAATAAATTATTCGGCCATGAGGTTGTTTATTTTAAGACTGAACCTGATAGAGATGGTGGAGACTTTATTTTTAAGGAATGGACTCTCTTTAAAACAACTGACCGCAAGTGTGTTAAGGTTGTTGTACCTAATAATATTTTCCCAGATAACAAGCCTAATTTCACCGAATTTGGAGTAGATTTTGAAATTCCATTTGAGATTCACGTTGATCACATTTATTTTCAATCAATATTTGGACCAAACTCTCAACCTCGAAAGAGAGATTACTTATACATGCCGCTAACTAATCGAATGTATGAAATTCAAGGTAGCTATCTGTTTAGAGGATTTATGATGGAACCGCTTTATTGGAAAATTCAGTTAACTAAGTTTCATCCGAATATCGATATGTTAATGAAAGCTGATGATCGTAGGTTCCTAGACAATATTATTATGACTAGCGATGAGTTATTTGGTGCACCGGCTGAGGTTCAAAAGAAAGATGCTCTTAACAAGCAGCAATTAAAAACCATTTCCAATAAATTTGATGAGACGCGTAGATCACTTCACCCTGACCTAAATAATAAAATCTTAGATTATACGTTTAATTACTCTCCATTAATTGAATATTATTATGATATGAGTGCAGTAAAACCGATTGTTGCAAGCTATCAAATTGTGTCAAACGGCACAACTCAAGATCAAGACCTTTCACCTAATTCTCCATACACAGTTTTCGCGTATGAGAATAGTGAAATTTATAAAAATTGGATTGCTCGACAGCTAAATACTGGAGACTCTAACATAAATAGTGCAGGTAAACTTTTACCAGTTAAAATGAACGGTCCAAAGGACTCATATAATCCAGCAACTGGAAAATACGTTACGGTTGAAGGTTATAAGAACTTATCATTTAACTCAAATGAGCGTAGAGATATTACTGCATACTCAAGTGGAGTTCTTCAATTTAAACAATCTGAAAATGCAGTTGTTTATAAAGCAGTTGCATCCACTGTAAATACTCCAAACATGACATTTAGCAGTATTGTTAAATTCAATAAAGGTTCACAAACCATAAAGATATTAGATGGATTTGATAATTTTCAAGAAAAGGGACTAATTATCACATGTAATCTAGTTGATATTGATGGAATTACCGCGACTGCAACAATCTACGTAAACATAAATAATACAATTTATCCATTTACGGTAGGTACCTTAACCTATGATACGTGGTATTCTTTAGTAATTCCAGTCTCTGCTCAATATGGCCAGCTAGCAGTAAACATATATTCATTTGGCCAAGATCCAGCAAACGTAAAAAACTCAAATCGGTTAATCGGCGTTTACTCAAGCTCTTCTAATATTGGACAGTTCTCTTTTGAAACTACTGAGAATTGGACGTTACCAGCCGCTAACTATTCAATTGCTAATATTAGACTATTTAATACAATGGTGCAAGCAGAGGATCATGAATTTATAATAAGTCAGCTATTCATTAGAGACGAGTCAATGCTTGAGATTATAGATAACGCTCGACCTCGACTAAATGTACCATTCATTGCAATAAACAGATAAAACAATATGTATAAAGATTTAACTAAACAAAGTCTATTCGACAACGTAAATTTGGGATTTGAATTTGAGTTCTTTTCTCCAATTGAGCGTGCTGAACTTGCTGAGAAACTATCTTCGTTACTTGGCAAAAATGTAATCAGCACAAATGATTACGGTTCAGATATTCCAGTAAGCTATTCTGATTTTAAAATAGAACCTGATTTTTCAGGTGGATTTAAAATGAACGAACTTATTACTGGAGTAATGCCATACAATGAAGCAATTCATGTAATGTACAAAGTAATGAATTTCATTGATGAAAACGGATTCACTTCTGACCGTACTGGCATGCACATCAATATCTCATTAAACGAATTTGACTTGGGCCTGCGTGAAAGATTACAGAATCTAAATGTGTTCAAGTACATCTTAGCCCTAAATGAAGAAAGAATATTTGAGATGTGGCCTTCTGCTAAATCAAGAATGCAAAAGATTTACAAGAACTCAGTATCAAACATCTATCCAAAGAATAAATTTCTTGCAGAAACATCTCTTGACTATGCTAGACCCAGTAGTCCTCTTGACTATATGTATCCGCAATCTAAGTATTTTGGATTAAATTTTGAAAAGCTACATGAAGGTTATCTTGAAGTTAGATATGCAGGTGGTACCGATTATCAAATTAAGAGACAGAGTGCAACTTCATTAATTAACTATATTGCTGAATCTCTGCAATCAACTTTACAATCAAATTATCAATACTCAATTGATGAACAAAAGAAAGTTTTTGATGTTCTAAAGAAACAGAGAGGAAATACTCTTGCGCTTAAGACGTATGAAAACTTTATTAAGAATTTTCCAAATATTGAATTGTACGTTGACTTAAAAGACGATCCTCGTATTCTTGAGGCAAACTACCTTAATTTTAGGGATAGCTTATTTGATCTGGTTACCTTTGGAAAAATGGAAAAGGGCCAATTGAACTATGATACCTCAACTCAAAGAGTTCAGTTAAAGGATTCTTCGCTAAAAGAAGGATTTGGAATTCATGGAATAGATCTAATTAATTGTTCGATTGAGGCTGAGGTTAAAGACTGTGTTCTATTTGGTTGTAAAGTAAGATCATCTCACATAAGCGAATGTACAATTATAACCAATAATGATATCAGATACTGTCATCTTGACTCTTGCCTATTTGAAAAAGGCTCAGAGAATAGAATTGACTCAAGCTACATAAATAGCTCTCCAGATTCAATAATCTATGCTAACTTAAATGAGTGTATCGTTAGATCAGGAATTATTGCATTGAGTTCAGAAGTAGACAGTAAAACTGAGGTTCTATCCGGTAATTTAAAGGGTAGTAAAGAACGAATAAAATAACGAGGAAACTTTCGGGTTAATAAATAGGTATAAAGCCTAATCCTGTAAATATACAATGGCAGTACAGTTAAAAATTCAAAGCATTAAATCGATAAACGGCGCAAGTTTAACCAGTGTCGTTGATTTAACAAACTTCAACTTTAGCACAATAAAGTCAGCTATCGATGAGTTTCTAACCTCGATCAATTATGATCAAGGTTCTCAAGTAACTGTTGATATTGAAGGAATTTCTGCAAATACTATTATTGTTAGAGAAGGATTAACGGTATACGGAGCTCAGCAACAGAATGGTACATATCCTGAAGTAATTAAACTTTACCCAACTGGGGCTATTACCGGTAAGAATGTGGTAATGGAAGATGTGGTTGAGGGTAGACGATTAAGATTAAAAGTATTTGGGCTGCTACCTCC